CACTCTTTAACTCCTCCAATACTCTAAAATGATGTACCTCTCTGGTATCTCCTTTTTTAACCTGTACTCTCCTTACAGATCCTACCTCTAAAGGAGTTACGCACTCCTCCAGAGTTCGCTCTTTCTTATCTTCCTCATCATATACTTTATATCTCACTTTTTGCCTCCTACATCATACTTTTTAAGACACTCATTACAGATAGTTTTCTTTACCCATCTATCTAGCCAGTTATGCCACACATCAGCTCTCCTATAAGGCTCCATCCAGATATATCTATGGCAATCGTGGCACATCACAGAAACCACAGCAAAACGATTATATTTAATTTTCATTTCTTACTACCTCCGATTTTCTGAAATACAGCTCATCTCCTACATAAATCTCCGATGATCTAGCATTACAGTTATCTTTAGATATAAGCGTATGCTTTGCAAGATTTCCGTAATATTTTTTAGCAAGAGATACAAAACTATCTCCTCTTTGTACCTTTACAATAAAGTACCCTTTTCTATAAGGCTTGTTATGGGAGTGTAAAAACTCACGCCTCTTACACATTTTTTCATAAGCTTTTTTAGCTTTTCTCCTCTCAATATAAGCCTGTACAGGATGCTTTTTCTCCCACTCCTCACGCTTTCTCCTCTCAAATTCCATAAGAGCTAACTCAGCCTCAGTAGGAGATAATCCAAAATTAAACACTATGTATCCTCCTGTTTTAATCCCATCACATAATCCATTGATAATCCTAAAAGGCTACAGATCTTAGCAAGCCTCATACTGCTAAGATCTGTACCGTTATATAAAAAGGCGTATATTGTGGATCTGCTTATCCCTGTTTTATCGGAGATAGTCTGGAGAGGTATATCCAGCTCCCAGATCCTCTCCATTACTCTCTCTCCAGCACTCATTATAGAGTAGGTTTTCCTCTGTGCCTTTTCGTGCTCTACTCTGATATGAGAGGGCTTTGTTAAGCCCTCATAATCTCTTATACCTCTGCTATATCTATGCTGTACGGTATCCAGCCTTATACCGCTCTCCTTAGCTATTTGATTTAGAGTTTTACCATCTACTAAGATCCTGTTAGGCTTACCCTTTAGCTCTGGTAAAGGAAAATATCCCATAGGCTTACTCCTCCTCTAAATAATCATCCGCTAAATTCTCTCCATACCAGTAATCATTTACCTCAGCATCTACGCTCATAGGGAGATCTATTAGGCTGTGTCCTACTCTTTTCATAGTGTTTACTAAAAGATCTGCTCCCTCCTTAATATGATCCTCTGGTACCTCCATAATTAACTCATCGTGTACGGTTATTACCATGTGACAATCCAGAGCCTTATACTGTGGATCATTGTAAATAGCGATCATAGCTAATTTCATAATATCCGCACTGGATCCTTGTATTACAGCATTAAGGCTCTGCCTGTGAGCCTCTTGATAGCGGTAATCATCGTGATCTGGTAACTGCATCTCTGGCAATCTTCTCTTTCTGCCCTGTATGGTAGTTACATATCCGTACTCCTCCGCCATCTTCTCTACCTTAAGGCGGAGCTGTTGGATCTTAGGAAAACTCTTATAAAAATCATCAATAAGTTTCTGAGCCCACTCAGCACTCTTATCAAACTGCTCTCCGATGGCTTTAGCTCCACGCTCGTACATAATACCTAAGAGTACACTTTTCATAGTTGTACGCCTGTGCTTACCCTCAGCGTTTACCGTACCATCTGGATAAAACTCTCTACAATCCTCATAAGGCACTCCATAAACCTTAGATCCCATGATAGCATATAGATCTTTACCCTCTCTGTATGCCTCCTGCATAGCCTCATCTCCAGATACATAAGAGAGTACTCGTGGCTCAATCTGGCTAAAATCTCCACCTACAAACTTATAACCATCTCTGGCTCTAAAGATCTTACGGATGCTTTTCTCATGGCTAGGGATATTCTGGAGATTGATCTTAGTAACTGTATCGGAGCTACTAAATCTACCTGTTTTAGCCCCATACTGATTATATGTGGTATGTACTGCATTAGTCTTAGCACACTTAACCTCTGGGATCTTATCTATGTAAGTTCCTAAGAGCTTTCCGCACTCTTTGTATCTCTGGTAGTTATCTAAAAACTGGATAAACTCCTCTCCCTTTTTAGTACCTGCCTTTTTAGCCTTATTTCTATGCTGTTGTACTATCTTATCTCCTGTACCTCTCGGCTCTTTTCTGGATACGCTTTTCAGTTTGAAAATATCATAGAATAAACAAGCCACCTGCTGAGGGCTGTTATAGTTAATCTTCTTAGTACCCTTAGTTAATCTCATAAGAGTAGGATTTTCCTCTATGTATTTATCAAACTTAGCTACATACTCATCACAGAGCTTTTCTTTCTCTGCCATCTCTGCATTAAATTTTACAGAGAGCTCCTTAGCATAATCCTCACGGATCTCTACACCTCTAAGCTCCATATCCATACAAACATCAATAAGAGGCATCTCAATATCTCTAAACACATGATAGAGCTTTCTGTAGTCTGCTCTCGGATGATCCTCTCTAAGATACTTTTTCTGGAATTGATACAGAGCCCATGTTTTAAAACCATCGTTAGCACCATAAATAGCGAAAATATCAATAGGGATATAGTTACATGGGATACCCTCAAAGAGATCTCCAAAATCCTCATCTGAGCCCTCCCCATTGAGGATATACTTGTTATACATAGGTTTTAATCCGTGTTTCTCATTCTCATTAAGTACCCATCCAGCTATATTAGTATCCCACCATACATTAGCGATCCTCTGCCCCCACTGGAAAGTAACTACTTTATCATCAAACTTAATATTATGATTGATGCACTTAAGGGATCCGTTAGCCAGATAAGGGAGCATAACCGCCTTACACTCATCCTCTGTCATTTGCCCCTCAACTCTTTTATTATGGAGATCCGTATGATTAAATGGTACATAGAAACTAGGGAGATCTGGATTATATAAACAGATACCTACTAAAATATCGTTATACACATCCAGCCCTGTAGTTTCCACATCCAGTACATACTCACTTACTCCAGTTAAGTAGGTTTCCATTACTTCCTTAAGCCTCTCTGGAGTACGGATAACCTCATACTCTCCCTCTGCATGGAGCCTACCGCTCTTTACAAGCTCATTTATTACCTCCAGCCCCTTAAGTAAGGTATTCTGGTTCCTTTTCAAATTTATATTACATACTTTTTTATGTGCTAATCTACTGCTAAGATCCTCCAGATCCACGCTCTCTCTACGCATATCTACCTTTATCTCTCTTGCCATCCTGTATCCTCCTGTTAAAAAAAACGTGAGGGGCTCTTAATTTTACCCCTCACTCTTACCTCATTTCCCAGCTTTGTAGAGGTTCTCTCTCAATGAGCCCATTTTCTGTATGTTAGGATATATTTAGGCGGTAAACACTCACATTCACACTTATACCTATCAATCCGCTCCTTTATGTTTTGTCTGCCAAGAGATTACAACTTACTTAAAATACTCTTGTAGCTCCTGCTCCGCTGTCATTGTTACTATCGTTATTGTTACCCTTGTTAAGCTGTAATCTACCCTCGATAGCCTTAATCTGATCCTCACGATCCAGATCTAAGATAAGTGAGCCTACTAAGTTCTGAGGCTCTGGGATCTCCATCTCACTAGGATCCTTAGGGAAATACTGGTATGTAGTCTTAAGGCTACCCTTTGCTCCAGATCTCTTAATCTTAATATCTCTCTTAGTGAGATCTCCGTACTCTCCAGCTAAGCCGATAAGGTTCTTAATGTCTGTTAAGCCTCTCTCCCAGAGCTGTACCTGCTTATCCTTATCTTTCTCATCCTTGTTAATCATCTGCAAGAACATTCTAAGCTGAGGCTTATTACCGCTCTTACAAAACTCACAGCTCTCTCCTTTACAGAGGCAAGTACGATCTCTACCGCTACCGTCTACATCTAATTTGTGTACCTCATAGATGGGAAAATCATAATCTGTTTCTCCATCCTTTACTCCTACCTCGCCCTTATGGAGGAGGCGTACTGTAGCTGTATCTCCATCATCCTTTAACTGAAACCAGCCTGTCTTAGAAAATCCTCCATTGTCATACTTGTTAATAAGATCCTGTAATCCCATTTCTGTATCCTCCTGTTTTTCCTTGATTATTTTTTTTTCTATAACTACAGCATCAAAGCCTTTACAGCTCCTACCATGCTGTTGATAGCAAAACGCTTATCCACATTCTTTCCTACCAGCACATCCGCCTTATGCTCACTCTTTTTAGTAAGCACTACAGCCTTTCCTTTTAAGATGGCTAACAGGGTTCTTAAACTACTCATACCGCTTACCTCCTTGCTTTTCGTGATAAATAACTTAATCACATCCGCCCAGATTATTTAGACAGCATATTGATAACCAGCTAAAATAAATTTCTTTTTAAGGTTCTTGATATGCCAGCTCACGGTAGCATTAGTAATATTGAGAGCCTTAGCAATCTCTCCCTTAGCTCCTCCAGCCATGAGGATATTTACCGCTACCTGCTCCTTATCATTGAGCTGTAAACTATCTAAGAGATCCATAAACTCTACAGAGCTAAAATCCTTACACTCTACCTCAAAGGTGCTATCTGTTTCTGTACCGCTCTCTTTATTGATTTCAGATAACCGATCTAAGCTATCTGGAGTGGTACCTGTAAATCTTTTTTGGCGTGTAGCCTCGTTGTATAAACGGTTAAGGTGCTGGCGTACATAAACCTTAAGGAGAGTTGAAAAAGCTACTCCCTGCTCTGGATCGTAATCCTCTATAGCTCTAAGCATCGGTATATAACTCTCACTTGTAAGATCCTCTAACTCAGAATTAGGGATAGAGGTTAAATAAGGGGATACCAAAAGGTTAATAAGCCCCTTGTTAGCCTCTATGAGCTCTTTAAGATAGCTCTCATCTCTACTCTCTTTGTACGCTTTAATAAGTTCCTCATTTGTTCCTGTAATAAATCCTTTACTCATCCTGTTTTCCTCCTTTAATATCCTGTGAGATGGTCTTTCCAGCCATCTCCGTACTCTTTGACAAGATCGTTAATGTCCTTTAGGCTCGTATGCCATTTGAGGTTGATAAACCGAAAACCTTTAGGTATCAGTAACCTCTTGATCTGGGAGGCTCCTTTTCTCCCTGCATCATCGTTATCTGTGGCAAGTACAAACCGCCTAAAAGGTGTACGCTCCAGCTCTTTACACTGATCCTCTGAGATATGTGATCCCATGATGGCTACCGCTGGTACTCCATAAGAGATAAGGCTGAGAGCATCTATCTCACTCTCTGTAATCCAAACCTCCTCTATCTGATCCGCTGTACCCCAGCTAAAAGATCCGTTTAGGATCTCCCAGAGCCCAAACACTACGGAGGTTTTATCTATCTCTTTTGCGTTATAAAAATGCTTTCCAGCTATGCTCCTGCCCTTGTAAAAGATCACTTTCCCATCCATGCCCCTTACAGGGAAAAGTACTGTTTTATCCTCTGGATCAAACCCCAGCTCATAAGCCTCTAGCACCCAGTTAGCTATCCGCCTTTTATGTAGATACCTACACGCCTCCTCACTCTGTAGGA